GTTGTAAAAAACCCAAAGGTCGTCAGTGGAAAGTATGACTCACGGGCGGGACTCTCTCTATCTCTACATATCTGTTATACTATTCAGTGGTTTTTACAACAAATCGTAAGCGAAGGTTATAGTATATCCGTTCTGGATCCGAGTATAAGAGGAAAGGTTGGTGGATATCAGGACATGGTTAAAATTAGTCTACGAGCTCCAAATAAAATACTTTTCCCGTTTTTAGATATGGATTTTGGGGACTATGAAAAAAATAAACATTACATTGATAATATGTCAGAGATTTCAGGTTCAGTGCCTATTGGAGGAGGGGCACAAATGCCCGTAAGCTTTATATTTCAGAACCGGGAGCAGATGTTAATGGAAAAACTATATTATTATGCACAATATTTATTTCTTAGAGATAAACTCGCAGATACCAAGTATATAGCATATATTAAATTCACACCAAGTCTATACAGTAACTTCCCGTTTGGCAAGATGGGTTATGAGGCACCATCTAATGAATTTCCAGAGGGGGTGATAAGGTTTAACGGTGATCCTATAACTATTGAGGATTGTGTGCGGTTTTTAGACAAATTCAAGCGGTCAATAAATCTCCTAACTGATGCTATTGTAGCAACAGACAATACTGTAGACAAAACAAACTTATTGGCGGCAAGGCAAAATGTAGTTCGCGATTTCATACTACAAATTCCAAAATTAGGTTTGCCTAAGTTGGCCAAGTTAAGAGTACAAATGTTAAATAGTTTATACCCAGAGGTCTAATATGTATCGAAGTCAATTATATAATGTATAATCAGCATTATATAATAATAGCAGGCTCATATTTAACGACCAGTCCACACCTTCACCGTACGCGCCGGTAGGCGTCCGTGTTGTAAATCGTCTATATAGTCGTCAAATGTGTATTCAAACCCCCTATAGTGTTTGAATATGCTCCCAAAAAGCCCCTGGTTTATACCCACGCGCGGGTTTTCTCTACTAAATATGCAGCCGAGTATTCTCTCCAAACAGCACCTGTCTGGTCTTGTTTTAACCGCGTCAACAAGGGATGATATCCTATATTTTTTCTCCAAGCTAACTAAAAATCTGTGATTTATATATGCCTGACACCCAAAGCATCCATACCACTTGGCGCGCGGCAGTTCTAACACGAGGGTTTTCATGTCCTTTATGCACAACGCCCTACTGATGTCATAGCTGTAGTTTAGGTTTCGCGCAATGCTTAACGTGTTTTCCAAATTTTCGGCATCTTGCTCAAAGACCCACAGCGGCATTACCTTTTCACCTCGCAACACTTCAAAGTTGATTCTTTTATGAATAAAAACACTGTCGTGCAATATTATTGCATTTTCAAAATACTTGTTTCTAATATAGTAGTAGTATGGCAACAGTTCTCCTCGGCCAGGAAACTCTGACTGTACAATTTCAATGTTTTTATAATTAAACTCCGCCTTTACAAACTGCTGATTACTATTGTCATCGATAATAACAATTTTTGCGCGGGGATATAACGTCCGTATTAGTTTAACCGAATGGTTCCAATATTTATTAGTACGTTCGGAATTAACATGCCTCGTAATTATAAATCCAAATTGGTTCATAATATATGTAAATATTTTTGTATTATGAACTGTCGCCAAAAATTTAATTGTCTATTTGTGCTACATATATGACGGAATACTGTCAATATCTATCACATCCGACGGAATCTCTCCCTTAAACTCAGAAAACGCGTTAAATTCCGGGCGATCTAACTGAGCTTGTGGCGTATGGTTGTGTACGCATCTTGCAATCATTTTATATAATTTGAACTCCGGGTAACGATCGGTTCCATCATTTTTATATAACATATTGATGCCTTTGTCGTCTAAACACCATTCCAAAATCAATCGTTTAATTGGGTCCTTGCATTTTTTAATTAGTCGAATATCATCAACATCATCAATAACATAATCAAATATAGAGCATGCCAGGCGGCACAAATCAAAGCTAAAGTTTGGCTCTAATCTCGGCTTCTTCTCGTTTAGATACGGCTCAGTGTTATATTGCGTTGCAGCATCGCCTCCTGTTTGGAAACTATCACTGCAAAAAAGCTTTCCGTCGTACTTATAAATACTTCTTCCAAAATCAATAATCTTAAATATGCGGCCAAATGTGGGCACCTTATAGTATTTCTTCTTATAGCAATAGTAAATAAACTTTTTGTCGGTATGATTGTACATGACGTTATTAGAGTGCAAGTCATTGTGTGTTAATCCGAATGCTTTTTGGTATGTTATTAACATCATGACTATTTGCATGAGGGCTGAATACCATTCTTGTGTGCTGAGCTCATTATTTAGAATGAGATTGTCAAACGTGTCTTCGCAATTTTCCATGCATATGATTTGAACAGGGAATTTTTCAATTCTTGCGCAGATTTGTTCTTCCTCGTAAGATCCGCTTCCAGAGTCAGATATGTCGTCCTCCCATTCCGTATCCTCTCCGCTCATGTCGTCGATCGCGTTTTCATCGGCACCGGTTTCTTCATTGGTTGTATCGTGACCTCGGTCATCGTTCTCGGTATGCGATGATCTTGACGAACATGTTGAGTTTGATTTTAATGTTAATTGTTTGGCGTCATTGTTGTCAAGTGAACCCGCATTAGTTAAGTCAACCAGGTCGCACAAGTCAACCGATAAATCTCTCAAGTCGTTCAGGTTCATCGTATTTTCTTCAAAAACACCATCAAAGATTTTATTATCGAATGATGCAATCGACATTTGTGACCGTGCGCTTGTATTGTGTTCTATAGTAATTGGTTTTAGTTTTTGGGTTTCATTTTGAAACAGGTGATCATAGTCATCAATTTTGAAAAGTTTGTTTTTATTTTTATTGAAGAATTCAGAGTTGTTTAAATATTCAATATCGTCAAAAACATTCATCGTGAAATTGTTCTTTACACCTAAAAACGATCCATAGTAGTCTACGCCGTGCGGAAAGTTATGCGCATGCATTAAATTACTGGTTAAAAATACAAATAACCCGTCAACATATGCCGCATTATTCGGGTCAAGAAATTTTGGATTACAATCTGAAGGGGTCGAGCTTAGCTGCGGCAATGCAAAAAGCTTATCATCAGTAACATCGTATTTTCCGATTAAATACTTGTATGGGTCTAATAACGGCGCCATTTTCACAAATACCTCCTTGTCCTTAGCCTTGCCTGTTGTCGCGTTCTTTAGTTTGCATTTAAATATGTGATTGTTCTCGCTATCTGGTCTTGTTACAGACGAAATATGCCACTTGTGATTTAGGTTAATATTGTTAAAGTTGGTATCATTTAAGGAGAAGAAGCGCTGGTAAACGGGGATATAATTCTGTGCAGTAGAGAGAAATAATGAATCAGAAGACTCTAAACTTTTAAAGAGTTCAGCGTTTTTTCGTTTTTGATAGTTGACCAACATACTTTAGCTATTTAATATATAAATTATATGTCTTTTTAACTTATTATAAACACTAATTACAATCTAATTATCAGGTTATTAAGTTACAATTAGCTAAGATTCAGGTATTTACACCCCCAAATTATTCTAAATTAGCTTATATTGGCTAAAGCTGATGCAATTGATTATGAGACACAACATTAGCATTCGTTTAAAAGAATAAATTTTAATTTCTAAATTATTTAAAATGACATTAGAATTGAAAAAGTTTGATATGAAAAGTATTAGTTTCAAACCAAATGAAAATAAGGGGCCTGTTGTAGTTTTGATTGGAAAGAGAGATACAGGTAAATCATTTTTGGTGAGGGATTTGCTTTATTATCAACAAGAAATTCCGATAGGAACTGTTATTTCCGGAACAGAAGAGGGCAACGGTTTTTACGCCAAGATGGTTCCGAAATTATTTGTCCACAACGAATACAACACCGCTATTATTGAAAATATATTGAAAAGACAGCGGACAGTTCTCAAACAAATCAAGAAGGAAATGGAAACATATAAACGCAGCACTATTGATCCGCGTGCATTTGTAATTTTAGACGACTGCTTATACGATGCAACGTGGACACGAGACAAGATGATGCGTCTGTTGTTTATGAATGGCCGTCATTGGAAAGTAATGTTAGTGATTACTATGCAGTATCCATTGGGTATTCCACCAACCCTCCGTACAAATATTGATTATGTTTTCATTCTTAGAGAGAATTATATTGCCAATAGAAAGCGTATATATGAAAATTATGCGGGCATGTTTCCGACGTTTGAGAGTTTTTGCCAGGTCATGGACCAATGCACTGAAAACTACGAATGCCTTGTAATTAATAACAATTCCAAATCAAACAAATTGCACGACCAGGTTTTTTGGTACAAGGCTGATAATCACGGCGACTTTAGATTGGGATCAAAGGAGTTTTGGGAGCTGTCAAAAGGTCTTAAGGATGAAGAGGAAGAGGAGCAATACGATCCAAGTGCGGTTAAAAAGCGCGGGGGTGGCCCAAAAATTAGTGTTAAGAAGTCAACTAAATGGTAAAATAATATTATGTGATTTGATTGATAATATTATTTAATTTATTGGTTATACGTTGTAAGATGTGAATGATTCTGAATTATCACTATACCCATCGCGCTGTTTTCCGCATCGCGTGGTGAGTGAGTACCAATTGGACGTCGGTTGTGCCCGTTTCCAGATTTGGTCATTAGCATAAATCCAATGCTGGTTTGTAGCTTTTAGGGGTGGAATTGCCTCCTCATAGAGACTTATTAATGTGTCATAAAGGGAATTGTGAACAATGTATCCCGACGCGGTTTGTGCTTCGATGACCTTTTGAATAAACGGATACGCGGTTGGCTCGGATCGTTGAATATTATAAGAAATCATCAGGACACTGTAGGGAATATTGGCCTGAAAGAATTGTTCAAGTTCGTGCTCAAATTTGTCTTGTGTGATAATAAAATAGAAATCATCTTCTAAAATGAGTACCTGTTCATATTTGCGCTCCTTTGCAAGTTTTAACACCTCCATGTGAGACATAGTACAACCTAATATGCCTTGACCAGGGGTATGTATCGCAGTAAATCTTTCAGATTTGTCGTAGAGGTTGAAATGTTTGAGCTCGTCTACAATTTGTTTTCGTCTGTCGTCTCTTTTGTCGAGATTAATGTAAAATACATGCGGAATATTATGTGACATATAATATTACATGACTTTGCCTTTAAATAGATAATAGACATACCTATATTTTACCATAGGGAGAAACCCAAACATGCCGTTATGGAATGACGGCTATATTTAAAATAATATAACACTACTACCGGCGTGATATATTATTTAATTTATGTGTAATTTATCTCTGAATGTATATTATTATTTTTTACCAGCAAACGGACCGCTTACTAACTGACTTGCACCGTTGTCCGTTTTACCGGAGACAATATTATCGCCCTCAAACAATTCCATGCAAATATCGGCAGTAGAGATGTTCTCGTTCTCCTTAAGCACAAACTCTTGTGTGTTTGCATTGCTAACACCCACCAAGTTACCCTGTTCATCAATGGTTTGAGTCAAAGTATTTCCAGACTTCTCCGCTGACTTGATATTCTCTTCAATTGCCTTCTGTTTTGTTTCCTTGACGCGCTGCTCAAATGCGGCCTTGGCATTTGACTCATTCTTGTTCTTTTCGCTCATTAGCTTGTTGAGTTCCTCCTCCATATATTCTACACGTCCAGTCTTATATGCCTCAGGTTCCCACGGCATCCACATGCCAATGGGTCCAACGTAAACATCATGGTTGGGGTCAATCTCGCGCAACATCTTGCATCTCAGCTCCGCCTCCTCTTGAGTTGGGTAGGAACCGCGAATCTTCAGCCCTCGCGTATTTGTTTGGAAGCTGTGCGCAATATCAAATTGCTTCTGCAACTCGTCCTCATTATTGTCAATAAAGGTCTTGTATTCGTCTTCAATCCCAACCTTGGCCAGAGTCTCTTTCTCCTCCTTAACGTAGTCCTTAAAATCATTTGAAATGTCGTCAAACGACAGGTTGTATTTATAAGAAACAAAGTTAAGGAACTGAAGGAACTTCTCCATTGACTTGTTGAATTCCCATTTCTTTAGGAACTCTTCGAAAAAGAACACAGCCTTTTCCTTCAAAACTTTTTCGGGGGAACAAAACGAAACACATACAAATTTCTGCCCTGCAATCGGCTTGTCCTCCTCCAGCAAATCAACATACTTCGGGTTTGGCTTTCCATTAACCTGTTTTCTTTCAAACCCAGTCTTGTCAGAATTCTTTCCTTTAGAGCGATCCATTTAGTTAATTATCTTATTTGATTTTAAGTTTTTTATCG